TTTTTTAATATTATTTTTGTTTTCAATTATTTTTCAAAATTGTTTTTATTTTGTTTTCAAAATTATTTTTGTTTTCAATTATTTTTCAAAATTGTTTTTATTTTGTTTTCAAAATTATTTTTGGTTTCAATTATTTTTCAATTTTGATTTTATTTTGTTTTCAAAATTATTTTTGTTTTCAATTATTTTTCAATTTTGATTTTATTTTGACAACAAAAATTAGCACAAAATCAGAATTTAACAAATATAATAATATTTTGTCAATTTTGTTTCAATAATTGACAAAATATTATTTTTTTAGCAAAATATGCTTAAAGATATAATAACAACTTATATTATAATATGGAACCAATTATTATTAATGACGCAACCATCGTATCGTTTTATAATGAAAACACTAACATTGACATTGTTAGTATTAATCACATTTTTATAGACATTTTAAAGAAATTATCCACCAACCTTAATGAAACATTAACCAACAATATTAATCATAAAATATTATCCACATTAACCGATTTGAGCAAAGACATTTCAAGTCTGAAACAAGACATTGCTTCACAATTGCATAGCACTAAAAATGATTATATTGAAAACATTAAACTAACTCTCTCGCATTATCTTTTAACCAACAACGAAAAGACACAGCATATCATGGATAAAAATACCGATATTATGATTGCTAAAACATCCAACATAATCAACGAAATTATTCCCAAACATCATTCTACACTTCACTCAACCATTGATGAAACTATCAAACAATTACACACATCTATTTTAACTGATACTAACAAATTAATTAACTCTATTAATAAAGATGATAAAACTATTAACGATTTTGTATCCAACATTGATACTAAATTTAACAGCCTTATTACAAACATTCAACAACCTATTTTTTCTTGTATTCAACAAAATGATGACCGAACTGCTTCTACAATTCAATCAATGCGTGATAAACTTGTTTCGCAACAAAGTTCACAAGATAAATTGCATGGAGATTTATACGATTTTTTAAATAAATATAAACACAATTCCTCCTCTAAGGGAAATGTATCTGAACATGAACTTTATTGTATTTTACAAGAAATATTTCATAATGATGAAATACTCGATTGTAGCACCGAAACAGCTACATGTGATTATAAAGTAAATCGACTTAATCCTAACAAACCTACTATTTTATTTGAAAACAAAGATTATGCTAAAACGGTATCAACCGATGAAATCAAAAAATTCGAAAGAGATATTGCATTACAAAAACATCACGGCATTTTTGTTTCACAAAATAGCAATATTACTTTTAAGGAATCTTACCAAATTGACATTATTAACAACTTAATCCACATTTATTTACCCAATACCAAATACAATGTTGACAAAATACGTGTTGCTGTAAATATTATTGATAATTTATCTGTTACTCTTAACCAGATTAAACTAACACAGGAAAATACAAATACAACTATTCAAATTGATGAGAACGACCTTAACGATTTGCTAGCATTGTTTAATGATTTTAACATTCAAAAAGCAAAAATTGTAGCAACTATTCATTCTAGCAATAAAATTATTTTAGACCAACTCGAAAATTTACAGATTAATGCGATTAAAAAAATACTCAATAAAAACAACTTAACCAATGATAATATTATGCTATGCCCTTATTGCAATAATCACGATAATAGCAAAGGCAAAGCAAGTTTTTCAGCACACATGCGTCAATGTCCTTCAAAACCCGACAAGGGTTCCAAATCATCAAGTAAAAATTCTAAAGCAGTATAATACTCTTTAATTCACACCAAACTAACAAATATATTAAGTAATGCTATCGTTTTATTTATAGAATCACCAGGTACTGTTATATTTATTATCTTTAACGACATAATAAATATACTTTTTATTGTTTATATGTTTTTGCTATAATATAATTACTCCTTGTCTATCGTGACATTCTTTGATATATTTTTAATAATTTTATCTTCTTTTTCCAAATCATTATCGCCTGAGCCTCCCATAGATTCTACTACTATCTTGTTGTATTGATCCGAAAATTTTGAGTGATATTTTCCACAATCCGGGTGTTCTTCTTTAAATTTTGGAAGCAACCTTTGATTCTTACACGCTACTCTTTTTATCGCCTTTCTTATCTTTGTCTTTTCATCATCTTTTTCCCATTTATTAGCATCTTTTACATATAAAATTTCTCTCTTTTTGTCGGCACAATGAATCGGTCTTTGAGACACATCTAACGCCTTCAATTTTGTCGTAATAATATTTGAAATCCCTTCTACATAACCTAGTTTGCCGACATTCTCTAGGTCTGATAATTGTAATTTTATTGAATCTACAAAATCCATTATATTCATAGCGTCTTTACATGTTTCATTTAAAAAGAATTGTAGATTAAATGTTTTGTTATGTGAGTTTGTATTTGTATTATTATGTGAATTATTTGTATTATGTGTTCCATTTTTTATTACTTCTAATAGTTCACTATTTTGTTTTACCAACATCATAATTAATTCTTTATCATCTATTTCATTATTTTTTACTATTTCATTATTTTTTATATCTGCATTGTCACAATTTTTGAGATGTTTCCATAATCCAGAACGTGTTTTAAATTCTTTATTACAATTTTCACAGCATGTCTTTTTATTTTGCCACTTTTTGCCACTTTCTGTTTCCAAAATGTTTCCATTTGTTTCCTGGAGGTGTTTTGCTGTAGCAAGATGTTTCTTCCAATTATATATTTTAAAACATTTATAGTCACAATTTTCACAGTAAAAATTATTTGCCACTTTTGTGCCACTTTTTGCCACTAAATTGTTTCCTAATGTTTCCATAAGTTTACAAAAGAAAATATTTTTAAGTTTTAATTTTTTAAATTATCGTAACAAATTGAAATTTATTTTTTTGGTGCTGAGACGCTAATTTTCAATTATGGTCACAAATGAATATTTTCCCATAAAATATCCAAGGTTTTCATTTTTGGACATTTATTTTTGTCCAATTTTCATTTTTCAAAAAAACTTTACTCCAAAAATTTTAATATTCGATACTACATGTGAAGGGAACTTTTTTCGCCATTTTTCCAAAATTTCATTATTTACCCTACATTATGTAGTGAAATTTAAGGGTTTATACAATATCATTTAAAAATATCATTAGATAAGACACTAAAATATTCATTCATTGGCAATCTAAATTATGTTAATTTAACTAAAAAATATAACTTTTATAAAATAAAAACTAACAAAAAACATTAATAAATTTGATAACAAAAATGAGGTGTATATATACTTTGGCTCAATATCATTAGGTATAAAAGGTATATCACCTAAAAATCTAATCATAAAATATAACATTGATCTTATAAACATAAATAAACAAACCATAGCAAATACTACATTTTTTATTTTGTCATTCAGAAAAAAATTTACTGATGAAAATAAATATATTACTGATATTAAAAATTGAACTATGCTAAAAAATGAAAAATCATTCACTTTGTCAGATAATTTTTCAGAAGAACTGAAAAAATAAGATAAATTATTATCTTCAATCTCATATAAAATATATAAATTATATATCCCTCGCATCATCGATAAAATAATAATTAGGATTATAAGTCTCGTCTCATTATATGTAAATATTTGCTTCATATAATTATATTAATATTATTTTTATAACATATCTAAATTCTTAAAAGGTGAAATATTGTTTCAATAAATAATTATATTTAAAATAAAATTGAATATTTTTAGCATTATATTATACTATATTAAGAATAATGGCAGACTCGCATAAGAAATCAAAGGATGAGGCTATTAATATTTCAAAACTTCATGAACATATTAAAAATAATACCCCATCTGGAATAAAAATTAAAAGTGCTTTTGCTTCAGATATCCCTGACCAAAACATGTTCATGTCGACGGTCACGTCGGGAGCAAATAGAAGCACTCATCATGACCTTCAAATTGATATTGATGGTGCTTTAAAAACAGTTGAATTTAAAGGAAGCATGTATTTCAAACAAATTGACTCTACTAAGGCTCCTTGGACAAATGGCGTTCAATTTTATAATGGACCTGGTAATAAATTTAAAGTTGGTTATTTATATGCCAAAAAATTTTATGATGAATGCTTTGATAAAATTATTACAGACTTAGATATTAAAACTCCTAAACCAAGTTATGAAGAATGGGTTAAGGATGCTTTTAGACAAGGCAAACCAAAAACTCCTTTTGTTTGTGAGTTGAGAGAAAAAGGATATTGTAGCGATTATTTATCTAATGTTCGTAAACAATTTAATAAGGGGTTTATTCTTTCAACTTTTGAACTTACTGATTTAATGATTGAAGTACAAAAAATTTCTGAAGCTGTTTTAAATTGTAAGGACTTTTGGCTTCAAATTCACGGCGATATTGATGATCCAGATAAATTTCATGTTAAATGGACTAATAAGATTATAATGCCTGAAATTGTTAGTGTTGAACAAATTAAATCAAAGGATAATTGTGATATAAACTTTAAATTTATTTGCGATGATAATTCAGAATTCTTCGCAAAAATGAGATGGGGTTACGGTCAATGTATTACAAATATTCGCATTGATATTAAATAAATGATTTAAATTATAATATATAAAAAAATTGAATATGTTTTTTTATATATTTTATTTCATATATAATTAATAATGACAGATAACAAAGCTTACAACGCGATTAGTTTATTCTCTGGATTAGGCGGAGATAGTTTGGGTATGACTCAATCAGGATGTAAAATTATTGCTTATAACGAACTTAAGCCAACATTTTGTAAATCTCATGATGCTAACTTTCCACATTCTGAACTCATATGTGAAGGAAAAGTTAATGATATTTCAAAACTAAAAGATGAAACTTTTGTGAAATATGATGGCAATACTGATATTGTATTTGCGGGATTTCCATGCTTTATAAAAGATACACTTGTATTAACAAACAATGGATATAAAGAAATACAAAATGTTGTAATTGATGATAAATTACTTACACACACAGGTAAATTTCAAAATCTTGTAAACCTTCAAAGAAAAGAATATAATGGTCTGTTATATGATATTAAACTTAAATACCATCCTGAAATTATTACTTCTACAGAAGAGCACCCGTTTTATGTTCGTGGAAAAAATAAAATTTGGAATAACTCTTTAAGAAAATATGAATATTCATATAATGAACCTGAATGGAAAAATGCTTCATTATTAACAATGAATGATATGTTTGGTATGGTTATTAATTCCAAAGAAGATATACCTACATTTGTTTTCGATAAAAATATAAATAAATCAATGACAGATAGTGTATCTATTACTCTAGATAATCCAGACCAATGGTTTACAATGGGTTATTTTGTAGGTGATGGTTGGGTTCAAGATACAAAGAAATCAGATGGTATTAGAGACACTCACATTATTCGTTTTAGTTTTCATGAAGATGCCCTTGAAACAATTGATAGAATTAAAAAGGTATTAAATATTACTTATAAAGATAAATCTGGTAAGAGTCATAAATATGGTTGTGCTGATGTTGTTTGGTTTAATATTTTAAAACAATTTGGGAAATATGCTCATGGAAAATTGATTCCAGAATGGGTTCAAAATGCTCCTAAAAATTTGGTTCAAGAGTTTATAAATGGTTATATGGCAGCAGATGGTCATGTAGCTAAAAATAATTCGAATAAAATAGTTACAGTTTCTCATAATTTAGCATATGGTCTTCAAAGATTATATTTAAAAATAGGTCATATTGCTAGTATCGATAAAACAATTCGCTCTAAAAATCATGTAATTCAAGGAAGAGTTGTAAATCAGCGTGATACATATCAAGTAACTGTTTATCTAAATAACCAACGTAATTATTCTACATTTATTGAAGGTAATTATGTTTGGTATGCTCCATTTAAAATTACAACGAGAGAAACACAGAATGAGGCTGTATATAATTTTGAAGTAGAAAATGATAATAGTTATATCGTTTACAATACAATTGTTCATAATTGTCAGGGGTTCAGCAACGCAGGTAAAAAAAAAGAAGATGATCCTAGAAATACTATGTTTTTAGAGTTTTTAAGAACTACAAAATTAACAAACCCAACAATGATTATTGGTGAAAATGTCAAAGGTTTGCTTTCTAGAAAGGCTACAAATGGAGAAATGTATATTGATATTATTGTATCTGAATTCGAGAAAATAGGCTATAATGTTATTTATAAGGTATTTAAATGTGAAGAATATGGTGTTCCTCAAAGCAGAGAACGTCTTATTATTCTTGGAATTAAAAAAGAAAATCCATACGGATGGAATCTTAGTTTTCCAGAACCGCAGAAAACCAAACCAAATATGATGTCAATTGTTAAGTATAATATGACTGGATCTGTTAGAGTGGAACCTGATTGGTTTAAAGATATTCCTGCCGAATGTATTCTAACTGATATGGCAGATACTACTGCTTACAAGATGAATAATGGAGGACATCCTTATTTAGTTAGTCAAATTGTTGCTGATGGAGATGACTGCTTTTATGCTGGAAAACAACATGAATATTTGTTCTCATTCGGAAAAAGAAATAGCCCTATTCATTGTGAGATTATTGATATCCGTAAACCCTCTAAAACTATTATTTGTACATATGAACATCAGCCGAGATTGTTTGTTCCTCTAAAAAATGCGTCAGGTTGTTATCTCAGAATGTTACTTCCTAATGAGCTAAAACAAATTCAAGGTTTTCCATCAGATTATATTCTTTGTGGTTCAGTCAAAGAACAAATTATTCAAATAGGTAATGCGGTTCCTCCTCCGCTAATTAAAGCAATTGTAGAACATATTACAAAATAAATATTGTGTTGTAATAAATTATAAAAATTTTTTTGATAATTTGTGTAAAAATTATTTAAAATCTTTAAAATATCATTATATAATGGGTATTGATTTGTATTGTGGCGATGAAACGTTTAGTTGTAGTTATACTAGTTGGAATAATATTCGCAACTCATTAATTGAAGCAACCTTTGAATATCTTGAAGTTTATTTTGCTGTTACTGAGTATGAAGAAGGTACTCATGAACATGGAGCGATGATAGCTTTAAAACAGTATATTCAAAAAATACAAAACCTTGGTAAAAATGAGAAATTAATAGTAAATTTTATTGTTTATTCAAGAATATTGGAATTTATTGATTTATTAATTCAATTTGGCGTTGGAGGTCTATATGCTTTGTGTAATACATCGGACTGTGATGGATTTTATAGTGCTGGTAATTCTTATGATATTTGTGAACTTTTGAAACTTGTGAAACCATTTTTACTTAAAAATAAAGACGAATTATATTCTAACGAAAATTGGATTTATAATCGCATTGATAAAGTAACAAATATTTTTAAAGAAGGGTTTGAAAAAAATAAATTTGTTAGAATTTGTTAGAAAATGATTTACATCCTTGAAGATTTAACATAGTTTCTTTTATAATTTTAACTTAAAAAATAGTTATTATTATAAACAATGTATAGTAAAACGTATAATTATATAGTTTCTTTATTCTCAAAAAAACATTCATATTCATATCCATTTAATAAAGAATTTAGGAGAGGATATAAAAACGCATGGATTGACAACATAAAAGACTATACGCCCTGAATTTCTTTATAATTTTGTTTTCATCGAAAGGTGTTGTTGTAAATGTTCAAGAGTGTAAAATGATTATGCTTCCTAGTGATTACAACATGAAATATTTGAGTTTGTTGGTTATAAAAAATAGTGTGTATTGGTATTTTATTACCATTTTGGAACATACTACTATCCATTATATTATAAAGTTATATAAATATATAAAAATTTGTATATAACTTTATAATATAATGTCATTTTTTGTTTATTTAT